GCCAGCTGCGTCGAAGACGCGAAAGACAAGGCGCTCGAAGTTGCGCGTAGCCGCATGGGCGACGACTTTCATTCGCTGCAGATCAATGAGGTAGAAGAGAATGGCGAAAAATGAGCGATCTGTTTTACCGCGCGATCAAAGCGCAAGACAAAGCCCGGCAGCTGATGCGGCCGCGCCCCAAGCAGGGTCAGAACCAACAGTTCCACCGCGCGCTGACCGAGCAGCAAATCGAAGACGTTTTGAAGTTGTGGGCCGATGGCGTGCGCAAGGTTGCTATCGCCAGCATTACGTCACTGGCGCAAAACAGCGTCTATAACATCATCAACCGATACGAGCTCGTTGACGGCCGCGTAACCCACATCAAGCGAGAGATAGAATGAAAAACAGCATTGATGACGCAAAGCCAGAGGATTGGAATGCGCTGCGCAAACCGCCAGAGCACTACACGCAAGGCAACATCGAGGTGATTGAGGTGATACGCGACACGCTCGACAGTGAGCAGTTCAAGGCGTACTGCCAGGGTAACGTCCTCAAATACGTCATGCGGGCCAATCACCACCGCCAGCCTACCGTGGAGCACTTGCGCAAGGCGCGGGATTATCTGAACTGGTGGATAGACGAAGAGGTGCAGCCGTGAGCGAAGGTTTTTTAAGTTACAAGGCGGTAGCCGATATGACGTCTTTAAGCACTCGCACGATACGACGTAAGGTTGAGAGCGGCGAGTTTCCACAACCAATACAGTATGGCGCTCGCACTCTGTTCGTCAGAGCAGAAGTCGCCGAATGGTGCTCAGAGTTAATTGCTACGCTGCGAGAAAATCCGCATAGCGCTGCATGAGCTCCGCGCGTCTAGGTAACAGTTTGTCCCTGGCGTAAGCTGACCGCACTTGCGATCTTGACGCATGGCTTAGCTGAATCTCTGACACCTCGTCATCTTCCGCATTTGTCACTCGGCACCAATCCTTAAACGTCGTGCGAAAGCCGTGCATCGTTATTGCCCTACCTTCGTGATCTTCAAAACCGTGCAGGCTTAGCTCTTTGCGCATCGCTGCCTCGCTGATGTGCTTGTTCGCTCCGCTGCTGAAAACGTAAAGCGGCAGGTCACTGTAATTAAATAGGGCCGTTTTTTTTGCGGTGATTAGCTCTCGCAATTGTGCTGGCAGCGGAACCTCTAAACGATACTCGGTCTGTTTGCTGCTCAGCTTGGCAATCGGCGCGTGCCATACATCGCCATCGAAGTCTGACCACCGCGCTGAGCGCACGTCGATCTGACGCTGCGCCGTCATCATCACCATTTGCAATGCCCTGGCGCTTTCGTTGTTTCGCGCTTGCAGCTGCCTGTAAAGCACCGGCGCTTGCGCGTGATGCAGCGCCGCTTGGTGCTGCACGGTGCCAGTGTATTTTGGTAGAAGGCGCTGAATGCGCGAGTTTGCTGGGTTTGCGACGTTCACATAGTCACAGTCGATGGCGTACTCGAAGATCTCTTCTATGTACATGCGAACGCGCATTGCTGTTTCGTGCTTTTCTAGCCAGATAGGCGATAGGATTTTCTGAATATCAGCCTTGCTGACGTCTGCCAAGGCTTTGCTGCCAATCACGCTGTAAGCGTGTGTAGATAGCCTGTTTTTCCACGTTTGCGAGCTCTTTAGCGGGCTCTTCCACCCTGGCACTTTGACTCGACTAATGAACTCGTCGGCAACGTCTGCGAATGTCATCGCAGCGTTAGTAGCTCTGCGCGAGCTAGCTTTCTTTTCTTGTTTGGCTTTTTGGAGTTGCTCTGCCGGCACGCCCTCGCCTGCAACCATGCTGGCCATAAGCTCTTGCGCTTTATCGCGGGCCTGTTTCAAAGTGATCTTGGTGGTGCTGCCTAGCGATCTCTCCACAGTTTTGCCATCAACCTGATATCGCAGCAAGTATTTGCAGTAGAGCTTTTCGCCAACCTTTTGCGCTTTTACAGATAAATTTTCGCTGACTCGATACCTGCCAGGTTTGCGTATTGCGCCGACTTGGCGTGCCGAAAGCTGCTGCATTTTGTACCCATTTTGTACCCAACTTTAATGCGCAATATGGCACTTCATGTCACTTGTAGTCAATCGTGCGATTGTAAGTGATTGATTTTGTTAACGTATGTCAAACCATGTCAAATGGTTCGATGTCGGCTCCGGGCACCAGATACCTATATAGATCAATGACTTAGGCAGTTTTTAGATTTTTGTACCCAGCTTTGTACCCATGTGTAATCAGACCAGCAAACTCAGCGTAGACGACGCAGCCAGCTGCTGCACTTCGATACGCCCGTCTTTGGCCGTGTAGAGCGTGGGCTGGATCGTCTCAACAGCCTCGCGAACGAGCTCGCCCTCGCCGCCAGTGCGCAGCACTTCCTGGCGCTGCACGGCTACCGTTTTCCAGGTAACTGGCGCCGGAGCGCTTGTCATTGAGACGTCCATTACTGCTGTTGTAGACCTGCCGTAGCGCCGGCTGTCCCGTAGAAGATGTTTGGAAGGCGACGCTGCGCTGCTGTAATAAAACTATCGACGCTTTCAGTCGATGCTTGAGACATCAACCTCGCAGACAGTTCTGGATCAAGCATGGCTTGCACGACTAACTCTTGAATGTCGTCTTCGCCTAAGCCCAAGAAACTTAACCGAGACGCCAACGCTTGCGCCGGTTTGGTTTCGCTTAGCCCGCCAAAGGTTCGACCGATCAAAGCTGCGACGCTTAAATTTTTCATAGTGTCGCTGCCAGGGGCTTTCACGCCCGGAGCAGTTGCTGCAGTTGAGCGCTGAATGTCTGACAGTATTCTGTTTACTCTTCGCCTTTGCGCATCGCTAAGCCTCGCAAGTTTTTCTCGACCTGCTGGGCCGCGCAATTGAGATGTTAATTTTGCAGGGCTTAGCACGCCATCACCAGTAACTAGGTTTGGCGTTGCGACTTCGCTACGCATTTGAATGTCTTGCAGCGTTTCCATTTGGTTAACCGGGCGGCTGCGTTGGGCGTAGGTTGATAGATAATCAGCAAAACCTGGCGCTGCAGATTCTAACCTTTCATCAATCATGCCGATGATTTGGCCAAGCTGCTTTCTAGCCAGTCTTTGATCTTGGCCGTCGCCCGACAATCTGCCTTGCGTCGCGCGGACAATCTCTTTGCGTAGGCCGTACAAGTCTTCAGCACTTATCGGCAACAAGTTGCCATCTGCGTCTGCCGTGAGCGTCTCTAATTCTTTGATGTAAACGTCAATCGAAGAACGAACGGTCTTTTGGCTGCGCACGCCAGGCTTGTTCCTCACTGACATCATTGAGTCAATGAGCTCATTACTGTCGATGACGTCAGCGCCATCAAATGCGTTTTCTAGCATTGGCAGCGCAGCGGCGTCGCGCTTGCCTTTGGCAAACTCGACTGCGTCTGGATCTCTTGCCATTTGCGATAGCATTTCCGTGCGCGCCTGTTGCTGGTCAATTGCACGTTGACCAATACGGTTGGCTGTATCTACGGCGCGCACAGGCGTTTCAAACGCCGCAAGGCCGGGGTCGCGAGCAGCTTGCGCTGTTGTTGGGATGCTACCTGGCACGCGAACGTCGGCGTTTGTCTGCAGATTTTTTACTGCTCGATCTGGATCTGTAGCGACTGACCTGAGCAAGTTGCCCACTATCTTTTCCTGCTCGCTATTTAGAAGCGGCTTAACGACATCTTTACCTACGCCAATTGCGTTCGCGCCTAGAGGAATTAAGCCGCCAAACATACCGCCTTGTATAGCGCCCGACGTGCGATCCTCATTTTCCGACAGCGCTCCCGCTACTACGCCCTCGGTTGTGCCTATCCCCATGTTTCTTGCAAGTGTCGCGAGTCTTGCAGTGTTAGCGGCGGCAGCTGCACCGCCAGTTGGCGCACCGACTCCAGGGATCGCAGTTAAAGCAGCCGTCGTGGTTAAAGCGCCAAGCGTCTGGCCAGTAAAAGCCTTGCCTGGATTATCAGCCTGATAATTTTGGATGCCTTGGTTTACAGCTGAAACCTCGTCCGCGTATGGGTTCCCAGACATTAAAGATCGAGCGAAGCCTGCGGCCTCATCGAACCCGCCCATAAGCGCGCCTTGTAAAACTTGCGTGCCAAAACCTGACTCGTCTGCACGAATTCGCAAGTCCTCTGGTGATATTTTTTCCGTCTCGTAGTACGACTCAATCACCGATGCTGGTGCGTTTTGGTCGCGCAGCTTTTGCAGGTTTCTCAGATGACGGTCTTTGGTTTCGTTTTTCATTTGCGCTCCAAGCCATACTTTTCGTACAAGTCATCTGGCAGTCGAGTGAATGGATTAACAAAAACGTCTGCTGGGTCAACACCAAGCCTTTCGGCTTCTTTGTTAAACAGAGCAAGCTGGCTCTGTACTTCGGTTTGATAAGGCTGCAAATTTGCCATTGCGGCGGTTACTAGCAAATTGCGTTGCTCTGGACTAAGCAACTCGCCGTTTGCAGACTTTCTGAAAGCATTTGCAATAGCGACCGGCAATCCACCAGTGTTGGC